ATACCTTTCCATTAAGGTTCACAGAAAAAACAGACTTGGAGATGAGAGCATTTTCTTCTTCAGGGTCGGTTGACTTTAATGTGTCCGCCTCAATGGAGTTTGTTTACATTCAAAATGGTTGAGAGAAATCATGCCTAGGAAAAAAGAAACCCCGATAAAGACTTCAGTAAAGTCGGGTAATTTTAGGCCCACCAAAAAGGGCGCTGGCATGACCCAAAAGGGCGTAGCAGCTTACCGCAAGGCTAATCCGGGCAGTAAACTTAAAACAGCTGTCACAGGCAAGGTAAAGCCCGGTAGCACCGCTGCTAAGCGCCGCAAGTCTTTCTGCGCCAGATCAGCTGGACAAATGAAACAGTTCCCAAAAGCAGCAAGAAACCCGAACAGCCGCTTGCGCCAAGCAAGAAAAAGGTGGAAGTGCTGATGGCTGAGAAGGTTGAAGTAACCCTAGCAAGGCTTGAGGAAAGACTTACTCAGGTTCAGGATGAGGTTCGCCATGTCCATAAAGAGGTTTCTGAGCTTAAAGCGCAGGCCAATAGATGGAAGGGCGCGTTCTGGGTAGTGGTTGCTGTTGGCGGTATCGTAGGTACAGTGTCTCATTTATTTATTGGTTGGATAAAATGACAATATCAAGAGCTTCCATGGGGAGCCAAATGAAAGGAAATAGAATGAAAAAGGTCAAGAAAATGAAGGGGGGCGGCAATATGCTTGAGAACCTTTCTCCAGCTTACAGCTTGATGAAGGGTAAGGGCCTGCCACATGATCTTATCACTGGCGGAGGGGTTCTGGGCGCCCTTTCAAAGGCCATGGATAAAAAGAAATCGGGTTCTGCTGATCCAGCTTCTGCACAGCCACAAGCTGGCGCTGGAATGGCGGCTAATCAAATGCAGGGCATGACCCCAATGTACAAAGGTGGGGCCGTTAAGAAGAGCCGTGACGGCATTGCACAGCGTGGTAAGACCCGTGGCAAATACTGCTAAAAGAAACTACAAAGGCGAATATAAAAACTATCAGTCAACGACTGAGCAGAAGAAGCGCCGCGCTAGTCGAAACACGGCAAGAAATAGAATGCTTGCCGCCGGTAAGGTCAAGAAGGGTGATGGCAAAGACGTGGCTCATAAAAATGGAAATCCGCGTGACAACAGAGCATCCAACTTAAAAGTGGTTTTAGCCGCTAAGAACAGGTCATACAGGCGCACAAGCACTGCTAAAAAGGTTAACAAGAGAGCGTAATGGCAAAGAAGGTGGAGAATGTTCGTATCAAGCGAAAACGGATTCGCCGTCCCGGTCAGCACAAGAAAAATGTCAATAAGCGAAACAAACAAAAAGACTTCTTCGGTTAGGGTGCATTGTAAACGCTGTGAGCGGTGCGGAGAAAAACTAAACACTGTATTTGTCCACGGTCACGAACAATGCGTGTCTTGTGGACAAGTTATTTATGACTGCTGTCAAGGAGAGGTGTCATGCGAGCAGCAAAAATGATGTGCGGCGGACGCAAAAAGCCCATAGCCCTCAAGGGCGGTGGGAATCCTGTGGCCAAAACATTATCAAGCCCAGCGCTGAAGCCAAAGGTTGTCAAGCCAAAGAAGGGCAAGGGTGCGTACACAAGGAAGGGCAAAGCCCTTTCTTACTCTTCTGGGGGTCAAACAAAATCAAAGGTAAATGAGGCCGGAAATTACACCAAGCCATCTATGAGAAAAAATTTATTTAACAAGATCAAAGCTGGCGGAAAGGGCGGAAAGCCCGGTCAGTGGAGCGCCCGAAAGGCTCAAATGTTAGCCAAGCAGTATAAGGACGCCGGTGGCGGTTACCGTGATTGAGTTTTTGCTTGTTGTTTATATGGGGAAGGGCATCATAGATCAAACTCAAAAATTTGCAGATATAGATAGGTGTTTATACTTTGCAGAAAGGCTTTCGACACAAAGATCAATTCAAATAGAAGGGAGATCAGTCAAAATAACGGCAATCTGTAAACCAGTGCCGAAATAGGAAACGACATGATCGCAGAAACATTAGCGGGTATAGCGCTATTTAAAAGTGCTGTTAGTGGAATAAAAAGTGCAATAGGAACCGCTAATGATATTGGAGAAATAGCGGGCTATATAGATAAGCTGTTCGAGGGCGAAAAGCAGGTACAGCAAGAAAGAGGAAAAAAGTCCGGGATGACACTGGGCGATCAGTTTGGCGTAAAGTCGGTAGCGACTGAGATGATAAACGCCAAGATTGCACAGGAGCAAATGCAAGAGATAGCGTCTATGGTTGACATGCGCTTTGGACCCGGCACTTGGCGTGGTATAGTAGATGAAAGAGCCAAAAGAATACAAGAGGCTAAGGAAGCTGAGGCAGCAAGAAGAAAAGCCGAAAGGCTGCGCCAGCAAGAAATGATTGAAAACGCAAAAATTGGAATTGCTATATTTGGTTTGGTTGTCGTTGTTATAGGTCTTTTTATCGCTGTTATGGCGGTAGGTAGGTAAAGAGTGTTATAATGCCTTTGAAAAGTTCGCAAAAAAGTTTGAAGTCTTGGACTAAACAGAAATGGAGAACGAAGAGTGGCAAGCCCTCCACACAGGGGCCAAAAGCAACCGGAGAACGTTATCTACCGGCATCGGCTATTAAAGCCCTCTCATCAAAGGAGTATGCGGCCACCACGCGTGCTAAAAGAAAAGGAACTAAAGCTGGTAAGCAGTTCGTCAGCCAGCCTAAAAAAATACGAGCTAAAGTGAAGCCGCACAGGAAGGTCAAGTAATGGCTGTAGTAACACCAGATTTACCGGAGATATTTGAAGAGGCGTTTGAGCGCGCTGGCCTTCAGATGAGAACCGGTTACGACCTAAAGACTGCGCGGAGAAGTTTAAATCTATTAACATTGGAGTGGCAGAACCGTGGCCTTAATCTCTGGACTATCGACTCTGGGACGCAAGCTCTCACAGCTGGCACAGCAACTTATTCAATGCCTGCGGACACTATTGACCTCATTGAGCATCAAATTAGAACAGGCTCTGGAGTCAATCAAATCGACACTGCGTTGGAGCGTATCAGCGTTTCAAGCTATGCTCAGCAAAGCGTTAAAAACACTCAAGGGCGCCCTTCTCAAATCTATGTTGACCGTCAAGCAACTGCTGTCAACATTACTCTCTGGCCTGTGCCGGATTCTTCTTCGTATACTTTATCGTTTTACCGCCTTCGTGGAATCAATGGAATCTCGTCTGGGATAGGGGCCACAGCGGATGTGCCGCCACGGTTTGTACCGTGCTTAGCGGCTGGTTTGGCTTACTACATTGCAATGAAGAAGCCTGAAGTGGCGGCGCGTGTGGCACCGCTTAAACAAGAGTATGAGTTTCAGTTTGAATTGGCAGCAGCCGAAGACACTGATTCGTCATCAATCAAGTTCGTGCCATACGACACGTTTTACCTAGGAGGTTAATATGCCTATCAAGATTAGAGAGCTGGACGAGAAAACGGGAAAGCCAAAGCAAAAAATGCCTTTGCCAAAGCCAAAGCCTCGTCATGCCAATCCTAAGCACCCAATGAACACGGAGCGCACAGGGCCTTTGCGTAAGGCGGCTGGCGGGTCCATGAAGATCAAATCAGGAGACACCCTGTCTCAGATTGCCAAAAAGAATAACATCTCTTTGCGGGATCTTCTATCAGCCAACCCAAGCATCAAGAACGCTAATCAAATTCGCGTTGGCCAAAGCATCAAGCTGCCCCAAACTAAAATGGTAGGAAGCTCAATCGGCGCTACACGCAACCCATATAAGGGGATGTCAAAGAAAGACATGTCTGACTTAGACATTAAAAACAAAAGCGCTGAGCGTCAGCAAGCCGTCACTAAGCGCAGTCGTGTCTCAGCAATGGATGAGCTAAAAGCCAAGGCAAAAGCCCCAAAGGCCCTTCCAAGGCTAGGCAAAATCAAAGCGGACGCAGAGGAGACTCAAAAACAAAGAGCCTCTAGAACTGGTTCAATTAAATCAGCCACAACCGCAGAGAATAAGCGCCTTGACGAAATGAGAGCAAAGGCTCGCAGCAGAGCTGACCGCAGAATGGGCGGCGGCGCTATGAAGAAAAAAGTACAGGGGTACAAATCTGGTGGAATGTGCCGTGGTGGCGGAGCCGCAACTAAAGGTCGGCGCTATGGGCGTAGTGGCTAATGTCAATTGCTAGAGGGAAATATGCTTACGGCATCTGCGATAAAACGGGGTTCAGGTACAAGCTGAATGAACTCGTTTCGGAGGTGCGTAATGGCATTAAAACTGGTCTGCGTGTCGGCAAAGATGTTGCTGACCCAGACCACCCTCAGAACTTTATTGGCAGGGTAAAGATTAACGACCCTCAGTCTATTATGAATGCGCGCCCTGATCGGGTTGAGCCTCAAGCTATTTCTCTTCTTGGGAACAATCCGTTTAGAACGGGTGCGCCGGGATCAAGCTCTGTTACTGTCACAGAAACAAACCATGGCAGAGAGACCGGTGATATTGTGAGGTTTAGGGGAACTGAAGCATTTGACGGTATAGCTAAGGCCGATATTGAAAATGCTGTTGGATATTCAATAACCAAGGTTGACGCGAACACATACACTGTAACGGTTTCTGGAGCGGCGTCTGTCGGGAACAAAAATGGCGGTGGGGCATTGTCTAGTGCTGGCCCCGTAACGCCGTCAGCATGAGGGTATAATGGCTTATACATACGCAGAGCTAAAGCAGGCCATACAGGACTTTACGGAAAACGATGAAACTGGTTTTGTCGCTAATCTTCCTATATTTATAAAAAATGCCGAAGACCGAATTTTGGTCAATGTCGATTTGGAGAATTTCCGCAAGAACGCAACATCTTCGCTTAGCCCTAATGATGAGTACCTATCAACACCGTCAGACTTTCTGGCGCCTTTTTCAATGTTCATTACAACATCTGGTAGTGAAGGGTTTCTTTTAGAAAAGGACGTTAACTTCATTCGTGAGTCCTACCCAGACAGGACCACTACGTCAGTGCCAAAATATTATGCTATATTTGACACAACAGCTACAGCGGGCGCTGGGCAGGTGCAGGCAAACTTTATACTTGGCCCAACACCGGATCAAGCATATGGCGTTGAGCTTCACTACTACTACCGTCCAGCAAGCCTAACCGCTGGCGCAAACAATGAATATACATGGCTCAGTAAGAATGCGCCAAATGCCCTTCTTTACGGTTCATTGATAGAAGCGTATATTTATATGAAGGGCGAGCAGGATGTTATTTCCATGTATGAAGGCCGTTTCCAAGAAAGTCTTTCGCGGTTGAAAGATCTGGCGGAAGCAAGAGAAAACAATGACGCGTACAGAAATGGTCTTCCCACTAGGCCACGCACATAAGGAGTAATTAAGATGGCAACATCAAACGCGGCAACCACATATCTGGAAAGACGCATTCTTGACTATCTATTCAAGAACGACTCTCTTTCCTTTGCCACGCCGGGCAACAGCATATATGTAGGTTTGGCTACCGCAGTAGGAAATGCTGAAAAAGGAAACATCACAGAAGTAGATGTTGTTAACGAAGATACAAACTATTCTCGCCAGCAAGTAAATGCGGCTGGATGGAAGCAGTCTGTTACCTCTCTTGCTAGGGGGATATCTGCCGCAGCAACGGAAATTCAAATTACTGATGCCGAGTCATTTCCAACCACCGGAACAATTGTCATTGATGAAGAAATCATCACATACACAGGCAAGGATGGGAGCGCCACAGCAGATGTTGACGGGGCGGTTACAGCTTCTCCAAACGTAACTGTTGACGCTAATGTTGGCACAATCACCGTAGGAATGATTGTTACTGGAGCCGGAATCAGTGGGACAGTTAAAGTTCTCACAGTAACGAACCAAAATAACATCATTTTGGACACATCTGTCACCTTGGCTGACAACACGGCACTTTCTTTTGACGGCACAAACACGCTTACAGGCTGCACCAGAGGCACCTCGTCCACAACAGCTGCAATCCATGCTACGGCAACCATTGATGGCGCTGTGACAGCTTCTACAGCGGTTACGGTTGATAATGTGTATGGAACCCTAACAGTTGGCCAGCGGATTCGCGGAACTGGCATTACTGGCGTGGTAAAGATTGCTACAGTTAACAGCCAGACAAGCATTGTTCTTGATACAGCTGTTACCATTGCCGATAATGTGGATGTGACATTTGACGCTGGTGAGGTTATTAGCGATCAGCAGCAGGTGATCAATGATAACAATATCGAGTTTCTTCCATCTAGCGGTGGCGCAAACTACACTGTAACACATGCGTTTATAGCGGATAAAAACTTCTCCACATGTTTGGTTGATGGAGCGACATCAAGCTCGAAATCAATCACAGTTGACAATGTCGTTGGGACTATCGCAGTTGGCGATATTGTTACTGGAAGTGGAATAACAGGCATTGTTACCGTAACAGCAGTTGGTTCGCCAACGAGCATTACTGTCGATACAGCGTTGTCACTGTCTGATAATACTAAGTTAAAATTCGATGGGTCCAACACCTTGTTTATCGGCGCCCTAGACGTTGCAAAAACAATAGCGTCTGGTGACATCTTTAGAATCAACTCAGCGAACCTTACTGTAGAGTTGAAGTAATGGCCTTTGTAATCAAGGATCGCGTTAAGGAAACAACAACCACAACAGGCACTGGCACGTTAACTCTTGCCGGTGCCTTGAGTGGGTTTGATGCGTTTTCTGAGATTGGTGACGGCAACAATACTTATTATGCTTGCACCGATGGCGTGAACTTTGAGGTAGGTATTGGAACTTACACAGCCACAGGCACGACTCTTTCGCGGGACACCATTCTGGAAAGCAGCAGCACCAAACTGACCGCAGATGTCAATGGCGCGGTGTCTAATAACGTAAACGTGATTGTGGACAATGTTCAGGGCGGAACCCTCACAGTAGGCCAGCGTGTGCGTGGCACTGGCATAGATGGTGTGGTGACAATCGCCGTAGTAAACAGTCAGACGGACATAGATCTTAGCACGGCAGTAACGCTGGCGGACGACACGGCGCTGACAATTGGCGATGAGAAGATCAACTGGGCAGCAGGCACTCGTACAGTTTTTTGTACAATGCCGTCAGAGAAAATGGTTTACAATGATGCTAGTGGCAACGCAGTGAACCTTGTTGAACAAGACCCAAACGCATTGGCGTTTGCAATTGCACTGGGGTAAGAAATGGCAAATACATTTAAAACAGTAACGGACACGGCGGTTGGGACAAGCGCAGCCACCATCTACACTTGCCCCGCCAGCACATCAACGACAGTTATCGGCATGAACGTGGCAAACATCTTGTCTACAGGGATTACCGTAGATATTCAGTTTGTAAACGATGACGGCGATAATGTTTACATCGTCAAGGACGCGCCAGTTCCGGTTGGGGGCGCTCTTGTTGCCGTAGGTGGAGATCAAAAGATTGTTGTAAACGAGGCCGACTCGATTACTGTGACAGCTTCACAGGCATCAGCCGCTGACGTTACCCTGTCTGTACTGGAGATCACCTGATGGCTCTAAGTAAGGTCGGAAAAAATCAAGTAGATCAGTCCGCTTCCCTTACGGTAGATAGCGACCTCACAGTTGACACCAACACGCTTTACGTTGACAGCACGAACAATCGAGTTGGCGTAGGGACTGCAAGCCCAACTTCTGCGCTTGATGTCACTGGTACTATAACAACGAGTGAGGGGATTACTTACGACGGCATCTCGACGATGATTATTGACCAAGCAATCAACGCTGGAGCGATGATTTTACGCACTGGCACAAACTGCTATATGCGGTTTGACACGAATGGTTCAAATGAGCGTATGCGACTGGACAACGACGGCAACTTGCTTTTGCAAAAAACAAGCGCAACAAATTCTGGTGCTGGCACATATTTTCAAGTTCCAACTACGCCAACAACAATGCCTGTCTATCTGCATTTTTGCAAAACCTTTAGCGGTGCTAGAGACGCAATAGATTTTAATCACAATGGTTCAAGAGTGGGGTCAGTACAATTTGATAATACATCTACATCCTACAACACTTCATCAGACTACCGCCTAAAGACCGCAGTCAACTACGATTGGGATGCCACCACACGCCTAAAGCAGTTACGTCCGGCTAGGTTTAAGTGGATTGCTAATGGCGATGATGCTGTTCCTGTCGATGGTTTCCTAGCACACGAGGTTCAGAGTGTTGTTCCAGAGGCTATTAGTGGCACACACAATGAAGTAGATGACGATGGCAACCCTGTCTATCAGGGCATTGACCAGAGTAAGCTAACCCCATTACTTACCAAGGCACTAATTGAGGCGGTTGAGAAGATTGAACAATTAGAGGCGCGGATTACAGCGTTGGAGGCTAACTAATGGCATACATAGGCACTCCAGTTCAGCAAGCGTTAACCAAGGTAACGAGTCAGAGCTTTAACGGCACTGGTTCGCAGACCGTGTTTACACTTAACCGCGCCGTTAACACTGGCGAGGAACTGGAGGTATTTGTCAACAACGTCCAGCAGGAGCCGGGAGTTGGCAAGTCGTATACAGCAACTGGCACGACCCTGACCTTTGACGCCGCGCCCTCATCTGGCACAGGTAACGTCTATGTTATCTATCGCGGCTTGGCAGAGGTAACGCGCCGCTTAGAGCATGATCCTAATGCCGCCCTTGCCGCAACGACAGGTACGTTTAACCGCAAGACCAGTGACGGAGACATTGTTGAGTTCCGCAAAGACGGCACCACTGTGGGTAGTATTGGTTCAGTAATTGGTGCAAGACTTAGGGTAGACAGCAATAGCGTGGCTGGTTACTTAGGTATTGCTGGCACAGATAGGTATTATTGGAATAACACCGAGTTGGGTGTAACTAGCGACAACGCTTATAATTTAGGCGCATCTGGCGCTCGTTTCAAAGACCTCTACCTATCCGGCGGTGTCTACTTGGGCGGCACCGCCGCCGCCAATGCTCTGGATGACTATGAGGAGGGGACTTGGACACCAACATATGTAGGCGCTTCAGGGTCGCTTACAGTTTCTAGTTATCTTTCCCAATCAGGTTCTTATACAAAAGTAGGAAGGCTTGTTTATATTCAAGGCATCTTAAGGACAGGGGGGATTTCAGGTGTTACTTCTGGAACATATGATATTGGAGGATTGCCTTTTAATGTAGCTCCCGCGATTAATAATGCGGGCACTCCCACTAGTAGCAGTGTTATAGTGTGTAGCCTCCAATCTAATTTTATTAATGCACCACAGCATTTTACTACTAATGTCAATACAACTACTATGCGAGCGAGACAAGGTACAAATGTAGGGGACACCGGCTACACAAACGGCAATACGACTGATTTAAATACCGCTGCGGATAAAAATAGAGTGAGTTTTGCTGGCTGCTATGAAACAGATGAGTAATAGGAAAAGATAATGGCACTAACAGAAGAAATAGTTCAAGACAAAATAGAAGTTGTGGGTGACTACAAAATGGTACAGGTACGCACCGCAACGGTCATCAAGCGTGATGGCGTTGAGATTAGCCGTAGCTTTTCACGGCACGTTGTAGCACCTGACGCTGATATCACAGGCGAGAGCGCCGAGGTTCAAGCTATTTGCACCGCTGTGCATACAGATGCTATAAAAGAAGCATACGCCGCGCATTTAGCAGCGCAGGCTTCACCGGAGTAAATAGATGCCGATAAGCACCATTAATACAAACAGTATTGCAGATGATGCCGTTACCGTACCAAAGGTAACGGATCAGGTGCTTACGCACAGAAATCTTATCATTAACGGCGCTATGCAGGTGGCACAGCGGGGAACGTCATTTGCAAACCCTTCTAATGGTACTTACTCATTAGACAGGATACACATTTTTAATTATAACGATGGTGCTACTACTATTACACAAGACACCACTGTTCCAAATGGCGAGGGTTTTACCCAAAGCATAAAATTTGATTGCACCACTCTTGATGGAACTATTGCTGCGGATCAATATTTAACACTCAATCAAAGGATAGAGGGGTACAACAATGCTGTTTTAGGATATGGCGCATCAGGTGCAAAATCTATTACAGTATCTTTTTACGCCAAGTCTAATTTAACAGGTACTTTTTGTTATTCTGTCAGAAACAGTGTATTCGACAGGTCATACATAAAAGAGTTTAGTCTAACTTCCGCAGATGTATGGGAAAGAGTATCATTTACGATTCCGGGTGATACAAGCGGCACTTGGTTGACCACTAATGGAATTGGGTCAATTCATCAAATTTCTTTATCAATGGGAAGCACTTTCCAAGGAACCGCAAATCAATGGAACTCAAGCAATGTTGTGGCAACTTCTAACCAAGTTAATTTCTTGTCGAGTACAGATAACGAGTTTTTTTTAACAGGCTGGCAAGTTGAAGTAGGCGACACAGCCACGCCTTTTGAACATCGCAGCTTTGGGGATGAGTTGGCTAGGTGTCAGAGATATTTTGAAAAGTCTTATGCGTATGAAACGTTAATAGGGACTAGCACCGGCACTGGTGCTGTCTCTTGTGACTCAGGCATATCTAGCACTGGGTCAAGGTATTTTATCTTTTCGGCAAATAACTTCAAAGTCACCAAAAGAACTACCCCGACTTTGACTATTTATAGTCAAGATGGAGTTATCGATAGAATTTCAAAATACAACAGTCCTACCACTAAAGTAACCGTGGACAGTGTAGCGAGTAGGTCAGATAACAGTTTAGGAACTTATATTCAAGGAGCCACTAGCGACAACAGTAACCCCTACAATTTTCACTGGGTGGCTGCTGCGGAGTTATGAGCATGAATGAAATAAACATTGAAAATGCCAAGTACACGATAGACGCAGAGGGCAATAACAACGGAATTAAATCTACAATAGATGGTATTCCAATGTATGTGCCTTTGAATGTTGACAACTGGCACTACGCAGAAATCATGCGTCAAGTCGAGGCGGGTGAATTAACTATACAGGAAGCTGAGTAATGGCATACATAGGATCAGAACCAAATTATGGAACGGTAGCTTCCCAGCGCTTCACGGGCGATGGGTCAACGACCTCATTTGGCCTGACCCAGACGGTGCCAGACGGTGAGTCAATCATCGTCACTATTGGCAACGTGGTTCAAGAACCGGGAGCCTCGGCTGCGTATACGGCATCTGGAAACACCCTAGCCTTTAGCGCAGCGCCTGCTAACGGCGATGTAATTATGGTGCGCTACCTTGGGCGCTCTATTGACACGCCATCCAGCTACACCAACGTCATCCGGTTTAAGTATGTGGCTACAGCCAGCCAGACAGTTTTTACTGGTGCGGACATCAACAGCGCCATTCTGGCCTTTAGCGGCTCTGTCGTAGATGTGTTTTTAAACGG